TGAAAACTGGCATAAACCGGCCTGGGCTTTACAGGTTGATATTGCCAACTTCTTTGTAAGCATATCCCGTCAAATCTTGTGGAAAATTGTCGAAAGAGAAATTGGCAGCGATTCTCTTGTGGCCCGGCTGACAAGGCAGATTATCTTCAATGATCCCACAAAAGACGCTCTGATAAAGCCCGGCTCCGACTTCTCGAAAATCCCCGCCCATAAAAGCCTGTGGCATTGCAAAAGAGGGCATGGTTTGCCTATCGGCAATCTGACAAGCCAGTTTTTGTCCAATGTATATCTGAATGATCTTGATCACTATGTAAAACACACACTGAAAGTGAAATGGTATGTGCGTTATGTGGATGACGCCGTTTTCATATCCAGAAACAGGGAGCAGCTTTACGACTGGAAAGAGAAAGTGGATGCCTGGTTGCGGGCCAACCGCCAACTGCATTTGCATCCAGATAAAGTGCGCGTTGCGCCAGCCGCGCAGGGCATTGATTTTGTTGGGCGTGTAATCCGGCCCTTTCGGGTTTACCCGCGCCAGATGACAGTTGCCTCGGCAAAACATGCCCTTCAACGGGTGCGCGACAATCACCTTGATCTCAATGCCGTGAACTCCCTGCAAAGCTATCTGGGGATTATCAGGCATTGCAATTCATTCAACTTGCGCAGAACGCTTTGCGAAAAAGCGTCTTTGCCCATGTTTATCGGCCATGATTCTGAAATGACAAAACTTGTGAAACTTTACCAATAGGAGAAAGATCATGGATTTGCCCACAACCTACAAAAACATCTTTACCGGTTCTTATGCGACAGAAACGCAGCTTAGGGACGGCGGCGTGAACGTCGAAAGCAAGGATGTCATGGACGCCCTGGGATGGAAGAAGATTTTTTATCCTTACCCCGAATACAACAGGTGGACCGAGGGGATGCTGGCTGATGGCGAGCCCGTCCTGAATGCCGACCAGACGGGCTATGTCCAGAACTTCAAGGTCGTGCCGCTTGATGATGATGCCATTGCGGCCAACCTGGAAATATACAAAGGAGAGGCCATGGATCGCCTCAATGCGGCCTGGCTCGCGGCCGAGCAACATGGCAAGATCGAATCCTCCGCTGGCTTTGCCATTGACGCCACCGAGCGGGCCAACCGCGACATCTCCGGCCTGATCACCATGCTGGAGCAGACTGGCCAGACGGAAACCCAGTTCTGCGATGCGAACAATGCCATGCGCCCGGTAACGCTTGATCAGCTGAAAGCCATGCGCCTTGAGGTCATAGAGTATGGCCAGAGCCTTTACGCCAAAAAATGGGCCATGCGGGCCGCCATTGAGGGCGCGGCCAGCTTCGAGGCTGTGGACGCCGTGAAAATCAGCTTTGCCGAGGTTCAATAATGCCATGCACGATGCCATTTGCCCGCGATTGCACGTCCTGTGCAATACGCGGGCTCACTTCGCCGGAAGCAAGTTCCGGC